TGCCTCTGTCTTCCTGAAGCCGATACGTTCGATGAACTTCGGGTCTTCGTGATCCATCAACGTCGTTCGCTTGCCATACTTGAGCATTTCACGGATGATCCGCCTGCTGGCCCATCTTCCCCTATATTCAGGGATGATTCCAAGGTGAATAACTCCATGATCTGCCAGTAGGACGCCGATAACCTTTTCATCGTCACACACAGCGATTGCGGTCCATTTGCTTACCGCCGAATGATACGCTTCCTCAAGTGTCGGTACTCGTTCACGATAGGCTATCCAACCCGCCTTGATCGCTTCGTCTGGTCGTTCCAGATCAAGATGGATCACACCACAATCCCATTCGCTACAAGAGCCGCACGAATCTGGTTAACCAGTGCTTGTGTGTCGTTAATCATCCCCTGCTCGGTAGCTGTATAAGCAGCTCCTGCCGTACCTGTTACCGCTGCATTCACGGTGACTTCCGTTTGTGCCGTTTTCCCGTTACAGCCGAATCCATTCACTGCAACAAGTGAATCAGCCGAAACACTGCTGGTGAACGTATGAGCACCTGTCCAGGTCGGAGTAATACCGAGATTCAAGGCAGGAGCACCGTCGCTTCTCAAGAACGTCGTTGCAGTTCCGTTTACAGCGGTGGCACCTACTTGCCCTGTAGGATCGGCACCTACTGGATAGGATGGAACAGCGAATGTCCCATCCCCGCGAAGGAATGTCGTGGTCGAGACTCCATCCCCCCCAATAGTCTCAATTGGGACTGTTCCCTGTAAAGCTCCGATGAAGTTAGCAATAGAGCGCATCCAACCCATAGCCCTATCGGTGGGGACTTTTCGATCATCCACCCAGGCAGTGTTGGGCTCGAACATTCGGATGGGGGCAGTCATTGGATATACGCTCCAACGACGTTTCGCTTCACCGGATCGGTGATCGTCACTTCGAATACGACTCTAAGACCCCCACCTACACGATTCCATATACATCTTCGACTGTATTCGCCCATCTTGCCGAAACTTCTCCACAAGGAGTTGGACCATGTTTTCCCGCCGTCCCTGCTCCATCTCAGCATCGCTTGTGGGTCTTCGCCCTGACCCGTGTTTAGACCGTAACCCGTGTCCATATCGAGTTGAAGGGTCGTGGTCTTGATCTGCTCGAAACCAGCCATCAAGGAAGTACAGGCTCTAATCGCAGGAAGAGGGTTTCCGTTATCGCTGTATGTATCCAAATCGTAGGCGTACACGTTGCCGTTTTCCCAATCCCCGACTAGGTTCTTTCCGGCAAAGTAGACATGGCATCTTGGCCTGATTCTGTGAAGTGCTCCACTTGGATGAAGCCAGGCCCTCTGATGCCACTCGCCAGTGGTAATGTCGTATACCCATGTTTCATTCCCCGAAGTTGAACTCAGGACATAGAAACTGTGGCCCTCTTGACTGTAGGTGAAGGCTTCAGCATCCGACATATCCGGCCATTGATTGATGGCGAATTCGATGGCTGGAGTGGAGATACGTTTCGGTGATCCGCCTTCGATAGTCCAAATGACTCCAGCACCCTTCTCATCCCCACCGAGGAAGAACAGGGCATCCATCTCCGCAATGGAATCTTTGGCGATACAACCTACTTCAAACACACCCCCATCGATTCGGGTGAATGGGAGTTGAGCCCCATCGGAGTCGTACCAGGGTTCAATGGATTTGGACCCGAAGAAGTAGATCGTTCGCCTGGCGACGCGGCATCCAATGAGAACATCGGCTGAACTGTTCGTTGGCTGAAAGTCGGCAGGATCGAAAACAGTCGTCCCGGCTCCTGACCAGACGAAGTTATTCGAGTCTACTTCCGTTGCGATGAAGTGGTCCCCGATGATGTCAACTGAACCGATTCCTGTACGAACCAATGAGGATGTGGTTCCCGCCAGGGTCAGTAGATACAGGTTACTTGCCGACTCAATCAGAAGGTTCGTTCCGTCTCCTGTAATTTGTACGGGTCTAGCGTCGTCAGGAACATTTCCAATCAATGTCGCTACTGCTGCACTCGTGACCTTGTAGACATTCCCTCCGCAGACCATTACAGCAGTCGAGTCGTCAACAAGGAACATTCCCCTCATTCCCGCTCCGGTGAGGGTGATCCAAGGGGCCGTTAGTCCGGGCGTTCCGACGAGATACGCAGGGGCCTTACCTTTCCCGCCTTCAAGCATCCAATTGACGCTGCGTGAAGACGCAAAGTTGGCGCTTCTTGCTGTGTACGCAGGGCCTATAAAACTTATCGGGCGCATGGTTGACTCACATGCAACATTTCTTTCGCAAGCTGATATACCTCGCTTGCTTCCTCCGGCGTCCTATATGAACCTAAGTATTTCTTTGTACCGTTGATACCAATCGATGCCTTAAACTTTTTGCCCATCTTCGATACACCAAGATATCCAGACCTGTTATCTTTTCGTGGACATAATTGATTTTGTATGTTCTCGGCTCTAGTCACCTCTCGCAAATTAGCTATGCGATTGTCGCTTCTGTTTCCATTGATATGATCAATCTGACCAACCGGCCACTTGCCGAACATATACAACCACGCTAGACGATGTGCTCTGTACTTTGCGCCGTTGATATTAATTCTTATATATCCTAGTCCGTCAAGACCTCCTGCAATTTCCGACAACGACGTGTTGCAGAAGACACTGGATGACTTCAATCGATGGAAGTGCCCTGTTTCGCTGTCGTAGCGAAATAATTCTTTGAGACGGTCAGGAATCGGTTTCACTTAACCACCACTGATGATCGCGTAGAGGGTGCTGTGTCTCGTGTCAGAGGGATAGGCAAGGTCCATCTGTGGGACACGAGAGTTCGACTTCTTCAGTTCCCGTTTTGCATTCGCTGCCTGTCCCATTAGAAACGGACTCGGATTGATACTGAAGTCAGGTGCTACTTCAAGAGCAAGATTCAACTCAAGCGCCCGCTGATACCCAGGAGGTAGCAGATAAGCCGTCGTCAGGTCCGTAGCTACACCACCTTGTTCCGGTGTAATCAGGTGAACCTCTACAGCAGTCCCAACAGGGGGCCAGAAGTAGACAGTTCCTGTAGGTGTGTTTCCATCGAAGAAACACACACTCGGGGCTACGCTGGAGGAATTGCTTTTCAACGTGATCTGGTTGTATTCAACCTCGGTGATCGGGTCTAACCGATAGTCGATGTTGTTCAGTCGCGAGAACGATCCACGTAGGATTTTCACGGGTCTGTTTACGTCGATCTGCTGGCTCGGTCCGATGGTTCTCGATACCGTGTTAGCAGGTAGGGTGAATGTCGTGTCCTGCGTCGTATAGGCAAAGAGGTCTTCGCCCTCCCAAGATTCAACCAAAGCGTTAAGTCGCTTCAAACAAACGTCGGCATCTTCGGCAGAGACGGTTTCACCGGCAGCAAGAATCTGAATCTTGCTGAGTGCTGATTCGATGAGTTCAAGTGCTGTAACTGCCACGTTTCTGCCTTCCGGGTTTGCGTTTCAGGAAAACGGGGATGTCAGGTAAAGCCGTCTCTACCTTCGCAGGTACAAGAGATACTGGCTTCCAACCTAGACGAACCATATACAAGTAGTCTTCCTTGGAATAGACACCCCTGCGGTGTTCGCCCTTTTCGATCAGTTGATAGAACGGCTGGTTAAGCATTTGGGTCTTTACTCCCACCAGGTTGTCTCAACAAGAATTCATGGAAATTCCCTGGATACGGTTTGTCGCCCATCCAGTGAGTGATGCTGAAATCGGGCTTGATCCACACATCCCCGCACTTCTCACGATACCGCCTACAAAAAGCGTAATCCTCGCCCCACCACAATCGTTCGTGAACCCCGTGATTGAATAGATCGACGTTTTGATGAAATCGCGGTCCATAACAGAGTTCAGGATACGCACCCATGAACAACTCTATGGCGTTCGTCGTTACCTTCAGGAATCCCGCTGGAATCACTGCTGCCTTGATGCAACCATCTTCCCTAACCAAAGGTGTCCCGTCCGGTCCCGAGAAGATACCGCCCATGTACTGTTCTTCAGGAATCTTGCACCTGTACGTCCCACCGATCACGTCGCCTTCAGTCTCGATAAGCCTGAGAAGACAATCAGGTTCCCACTGAAGATCGTAGTCAAGGAACACAATCACATCGGCTTTGTGGTCTAGAGCTTTGCGGAGCATCTTCGACCTAGCACCCGAGATGTACGGATTGTTGATTTCCTGAACTAGTTCTTCATCCCACCCTGCATCTCTGATGATCGGGATGGAGTTTTCGAGTGATTCGATAAATTTGGGGTACGGTCTGTTGACGATAGGGACGCAGAAGACAACCTTTCGCTTGGTGTCTTTCGGCTTCTCTTCCGCTTCAAAACCGTACATCATTTGATGCCTATTCCCAGTAGTTGATAGCATGGAATTCTGCTTACTGTCGTCTCGAATCCAGCACGTTCCATGACTCGTTTAAGCGTCTCGGAAATGAAACCGCTATGGTGTGCCATGAAAGGAAACTCTTTAATCAAGCCTGCATCACCGTAAATCAGATGAAGGCCACACATGCCTATCTCTGGAATCAAGTCTTCAGTAGCTCTAACGTCTTCCAAATCAGGAACAAGTACAACTAGATGTCCACCAGGATTGATAACACGGTAGAACTCATTAAGTGCTGATTCGACGTCATGTGGATACAGGTGTTCTAGTGCGTTGTTACAGGAAACAGCGTCGAACTGTCCAATATCGCCCAGGTAGTTCGTCATGTTCCCAACAATATCCGGGTTGGTCCGAGGCTCGATGTCTAGTCGAACCACAGACCAACCCTGATCTACCCATTGCTGGCCTTCATCACCAGCGCCAGCAATCAATACAGTTCTTTCCGTACTATAATCAACGTCGTAGTGACTAGGAGACATGCATGGAAGAATGGAACGTAACACCGAGTTTTCCTGGCTATGAAGCATCAACACTTGGTCAGATTCGATCATACCGATGGATCGTCGGAAAGAATAGAGATGATCTTGCAGATACACCAAGGATAAAGGCGCAGTTCATCAACAAAAATGGTTACTGCATTGTTGGGATCGGGAAGAATCAACGTAGGAGAGTTCATGTATTGGTAGCAGATGCTTTTCTTGGTCCCAAGCCGCCTAAGTTAGATGTAAACCACAAGGATGGGAACAAGAGAAACAACCGTATAGAAAATCTTGAATACGTGACGCGATCCGAAAATCATCGCCACGCATTCAGACTAGGACTATCAAAGTCTCCGTTCACGGGAGTCAAAGGTGATGCACATCGAAACACCAAGATCACAGACGCTGATGTCGCTACTTTGCGAACAGAATTCGCAAGTGGGACTACGCGCCGTGACCTGGCATCTCGATATGGCATCTCGTACTACACCGTATGGGACATTACTACTGGTCGTAGTCGTTAGTTAGTATCTACTAACTATGCCGCGCCTTTCCAGATGCCGAGTCCGGTCAACGTCGCGGCAACTTCGGCACAGAATGCCGCCAGGTTACTCGTCACGCTGATGTAGGACGTTGCTGACACCACAGAAGCTGCCTGTACTGCTGCCGCTCGTTGAACCGCAGGAGTCGTCCCATAGAAGCCGATCTTCTCTGTGGCCGAGTTGCCGATTAGGGCACCATCGGGACTGTTGTATGTGACTTGTTCGTAAGTAGCCATTGTTCAACTCCTATCAGATTTCGCCATCGACCATGCGGCAGGCCCATTCGGGTCGCAACGCAGCCATACCATACAGAATGTCGATACGCATCAAGAGTTCGTCATTCCGAATGTCGGACGCTTGCCAGACACGCAGACTCAGACCATCCTGAGTACGCCGAACACAACGAGCCGCGTCATCCATGATCGGCAGATCAGCCGTCACGAATTGGAACGCTTCCTTGTGGTACATGATGCCAACAGGGTAGGCTTTGTTGATCGTGGTAGCGACGTTACCGTTCGTCGGGACAAGGGCCTGACTATTGAAGTCAGTCGTTGCAAGTTGAGCACTCGCAACCGAGCAGACGTTCTGTTTCGCACCCGTCAGGTAAGTCGGTGGAGAGATGGTCATATCACCACCCGAACCCGTCCCCGCCGTGTTGATGAATGTGCGCAGATACCCGAGAGACTGTTTAGTCTCAGGGTGGCACGCATACACACCAGCAATGGTGAACGTCGTGTAGAGAGCCAAGGTGACAGGCGCTGCCGTGTCTGCTGACAAGGTAGTCCCACCATCCGTAACCCCTGCAGCTGCATCCGTGGTACCGGAAACGTCGCTCGAAAGCGGCATCGTCCAGCAACGGTCGTTCTCATACCAGTCCGCACCACCGGTGCGACCCATCAAGCCGTTACGGTACTGTTCCCTGATCTGTTGACCGTCATGGAACAGACCCTTCAGGCCGTTGACCATGTTTGCCATCGTGTTCGATCCAACCTGGACATAACGCTGATCGTCCTTGGGAGCGAGATGCATATTCATCTTGGCACGAGCGTAACCAGGAACCGTGAGGTCGGTCATCTTGGTCGTGATCGTGGTATTGCCAGCCGTGTTGTACGTGTTCTTCGTCCAATACGCGATGGCGTCACCTTCGATAGCGCCGACAAGAACCTTCACCGCAGGCTCGATATAACGCTTGGAGAAGTCGTCAATCGTGAGGCTGAGTTCTGCGGAATTGAACCGCATGTCAACGTGGTCTTGCGTTGCCAGCGTGATGGCGCTGGTCGCCTCGTCCTGATCCTGAACGTCCATGACACGGGACCCCGTGGTACGGACGTATTGGTTGGGTTTACGAACACGAAGCACAGAACCGATCTTTGCACCGGTATTCGCGTAACTGTTGTCGTATTGATGATCCACAGTGGGAATCATCGTTGCGGTTTCATGGGCGACACGCAACGCTTCCCGCGTCACCATGTCGATACTTAGCAGTGTATTAGCCACGATGGGCTCCTAGGCTCTAACGCCTAGCTGCGATCTGAGCGTGCCTCCATGCTGCAAACTCTTTGTCAGACATATTAGCCGGGTCTTTGATCGAAGCGCCTGTCGCCTTTACTGGGGCTAGAGGTTTTGGGGCGTTACTGGTTTTGGGCTTCGACGAATCTGTCAAATCTCTTTCAATTCGATCTAACTTTTTCGCCAACTTGATTACGTCCAAACCAAACCACGACTCTGCGACATCTGGATTATTCGCAAGATGGTCAATCATCATTGCTTTATCTTCCACTGCCTTGAAAAGCACATCTGCAAAGACCGTAGGTAATCCGGTTTTCATGTCCCGTAAGGCACCTACTATGTCTGCAAGTTCCGCTGTTGACTTATCAAAATCGGGGTACTTGCTTCGTCCAGCATCAATGACTTTCTCGGCTTCTTTGTTGAATTCTCTTACAGCCGCTAAGCGTTCTGCAAGACTTTCAACAGTATCTAATGTCGGCTCAGTTGTCGTCTGTGGTTCAGATTTTGACCGTGCTTCCAATTCAGCCTTCGCACCTACGAGTTCTCGATATAGACGTTGATTATTTCTGTCGCGCTTCTTCAAATCGCGCTTCAGTTGGTTCAACTCTGCTTCAAGTTGCTCAGGGCTAAGTTTCTGAACTTCGGTCGATTCGGTTTCAATACCAGCTTCGCCCGTAGCTTCCGGCGTCGTTACTTCCGGTTCATCGACTTCTGTGGCAGGGATTTCAGTCTCTTGCCCAGTCGAGACATTAGGTTCAGTAGCCATCGTTTCCGATAATCATGCCATCCAGCGTTGGCAAGTACGCACTAGGGAGCGTAACCTATTCAATACTAACTTGCAACTATTCTTCCGGCTTCTCTCCGGGTTCCTCATCGGGTAATACGGCTACGGAGGTCGCTCCAACGGTCCTTCCGTCCTTACCCTTTTGGAGTTGAATCTTTCTCGGAGCAGATACCGCATCGGCCATATCCTCGATTGCATCCACGATCAGGGACTGGATCTGTGCATTTGCATCCGCACTCTGTTTGAGCGCATTTGCCATAGTTTCCTGAGCCTGCTTGACGGTTTCGGCAAGAGCTTTAACCGCCTCGTCATTGCTAGGGACCGTGACTTGCATCGGCATAGATGGCGTGGATTCCTGTTTATCTTGTGCATCTTGGGTGTCTTGAGTATCAGCATTGGCCGCCTGGAGTTGAAGTTCCAACTGAGCAATCTTCAGGGCGTCGGCGAGTTCTCTTTCCTTGGCAGCAATAGAATCGGCTTGGGCTTGTAGGCCCGCTTGTGCAGCCTTGATTTCTGCCATTGCTTTACCCGCTTCGTCCTGAACCTTGGTGTTCTTTTCATCGACTTGCTGTTTAAGCCCCTGAATCAACTTACCCGCAGTGTCCATAGCCTGCGACATCTGCTGAATCTGCTGGGCTTGTTGCTGCATCTCAGCTTGAATCTGCGGAGGAATATCCTGGCTGCCTTCTTCGTTGTAAGCCTTCTGAACCTCTGGAGGAAGCATTGCCATCGCGATCCGGCTGATCTTGTCCGCTTCCGGCATGTCAGAGAGCTTCATCAGAATAGGAGTAAGAGCAGCAGCAAGAACAGGATTGCCTTTACCAAGCTCCTGTAGTTGAGTCCCGAGTTCTTCCCGGAGAGTCGTGTAGCTCGGACCGACCTTGACTCGTACATCGTATCTACCCACCCCTGGATTTATAGAAACGACCTTGTTTCCCTGCTTCATGGCAGGTTGGTTCATCTCCGGGTTTATATCTACGGTTCCTTGCTGGCCGTCTTCTCCTAGGATTCTGGCTTGTCTTCGCTGATCGTAGATACGAGGAAGCATGTCCACGATGATTCGATAGACATGGGTCTGAGCCACTCGTTTGTTATCTTGGAAGTGGAAAACACTGGTTTCCGACGCACTTTGATCGGCGAGTTTGGCTCGACCTGAGACTGCATTTGATTGCTGCCCAAAGGCGGACTTATACATACCGACCGCATTTTCCATCTCCTGAACAGCCAAGTTAGCCGTATTTGCATAACCTACTGGAAAATTTGGCGGTGAAAGTCTCGTCGGTGGAGCTACAGGCTGACCATTTTCGTCAATGTCGTTATATGGCAAATGAGTAGGAGTACCACTATTTAGCCCCTGCCATGCATCCTCATGACCAGATATGCCTCTTGCTGGAATCAAGAATGGTGCTTTTGGCTGGAGCATCAACGCCTCGGTCATCGCGGACATCTCGAAGTTGTGGAGCTTCTGGCCGTCCCTCAATCTCCTGACAAGCCCACAAAGATACCGTTTTCCCTCGACCCAGATTTCATGCCCGATGACGGGAACGATACCAATCCACTGGCTTGGGTACTCGGTTTCTTCAAGAATCTCCGATCCGCTCATCTTGAGCCATCTGATCGTGCGTTTCTTGACCGTGAACGTGTTGACGATGGGTGGTTCATAGCCGATTTGAGCCACCAGAGTCTTGTAATCATCCTCTGTAAGAGCCATTCGACCGCCATCCGGGCCGTCAACAGCAACTTTCTTCACGTCTTCTTCTTCTACCTTCAGGTACTCGCAAATCCTGATCGAGTCCTCTGCAAACCAGCCGTCAGGGTCGAAATTGTCCTTTTTGGCCTTCGGATAGAGCCTGTCGAATGCCTTTTCGGTAAGGTTTGTCTCTGCGAACCCGAACATCGCATCCGAACCATCGGGTTCCGTGGAATTCGGGTCTAAAAGACACGAAAGTGGATCGTGAACCCTGGAAATCAGGATTTCCTGCTCGTTTGTGTCTGCATTTACGACCTTCGGGATGACTCTGACCCAGCCTAAACCACCCCGAGCCTGGTGATCTGAAGCCGTATCCCAAGCAATATCAGCCCTCGACGTGTATTCGATGTGCCGAATGATCCCTTTGATCTGATTCGCTACGTCCGAATCGGCTTTTGAGTCAGCGGGAAGGACATCGCAGGAGGTCTTATTCTGTCTCGTGGAGTTGACGACGTGCTGGACGTAGAGATTCGTCCTGTCTAGGGTGTGCATCGGACGACCCTTGCGAGCATTTTTCGCCCATTCGTCCCACTGTTGAGGATCGCTCGGATTGGAGAACCGGAAGTCTTCACGGATGCGTTGATACTGTTCTTCAACCGCTTCCTTGGCGTCTTTGTAGTTCTCTTTGGCTTCTTTGATATAGTCCATATCAACTCGCTAAAGCCAGAATGAGGGTTATGTCGTCGTCTTCCTGTTGCTGGGCCGACAGGAGCGCTTTCAACTGTTTCTCTGATAAGGCTAAAGCATCCTGTTCTGCGTAGATTTCCCGGAGTTGTGCAGTTACTTCCTGATCTTTCTGCTCTGCTTGTCTGAGTGCTTTTCTTGCCTCGATAGTCCTTTGAAGGGTGAGAATCCTATTCTCTACCTGCTCGACGGTTTCGACAGTTTCACGTTTGCGTCTAAACCGATACTCAGGAAGCCAGCCCCAACCACCAGTGGGCGTTTCCTGGCTCGTTTCTGCGCTGACAGTGTATTTCCAGACCGATTTCCAGATCGGTTTCCAGATTGCTTTCCAGTTGACGAAGGTAATCACACGCCGAACTCCGTGCCTACTTGTCCATCTCCGGTAATCGTGACATCGTTGATCTTCTGCACGTTCGCGTCTACAAAGCCTGCGCTAGTGAACGTGAGCGAATCTGTCTTCGTCTTGATCGCTCCTACATCAGATGCCGTGAGTCCTGTTACCGAACCAACCGCTCCGGTCACTGAACCGACTGCGCCAGTGACTGAGCCAACAGCGCCAGTAACGCTCCCGACGCTACCACTTAGGTTTCCGGTGATATTCGCAGTTTGATTCCCTAAACCGGTAGTGGCGACGAGGCTGTAACCTGTTTTGGTCGTGAGATCATTGATGGTCAATCCGGTCCCTAGCGAAACACCATTCATCAACGATTTGCCTACAGACAACGCTGTAGTGAAGTCCCCTGCTGTGGTATCTGTCCATACCGCGGTTGCAACAACAGCAGCACTCGGCGCATCGTTCTGGCGGATAGACCATAGAACTGTGATCGTCCCCGCAAGCGCTTTCAGGGTCACATCCCAGCCGTTCTTGAGCATCAGGATA